TGAAGCTCCAAAAGGAAAATCAATAGGACAAAAGAGAAATGAATTATTAAACAAAGCAAAAGGTGAATATGTTTGTTTTATTGATGACGACGATAAAATATCAAATGACTATTTAAGATTAGTTTTAAAAGCATTAAAAAATAAACCTGATTGTTTAAGTTTAAAAGGAGTTATTACTATGGATGGGCAAATGCCTAAATACTTTGAACATTCAATCAAATACAATGAGTATAGAACTACTCAAAATTTAATTACATACGAAAGATACCCTAACCACTTAAATGTTATTAAAAGAGATATAGCAGTTCAATTTAAATTTCCTAAAATTAACTTTGGAGAAGATACGGACTGGGCTACTCAAATAAATAAAAGTGGTTTATTAAAAAAAGAAACTTATATAAATGAAGTTCTTTATTACTACAACTACATATCAAACAAATGAAATATATTAGTTACTCAATTTTTGGTTATAATAAACAAGAAGAAAATTGTTTTGATTTTTATTCTTATTTAAGAGGTTTATGGATAAACATTCGTTTAGCACGTTGCATTTATCCTGATTGGAATATACATATTTGCGTTGATGAAAATAGTTATAATCAATTTGAAAATCTTTTTAATCAATGGAAAAAATATAATGTAGTATTTAAAGTATTACCTGCAGAACCTTTATGCAAAGCTATGTTATGGCGATTATTACCTATTTATGAGCAGGGAGTTGAACGAATTATTTGCAGAGATACAGATAGTCCATTAACATATCGTGAAGCACAAATGGTAAAAGAATGGGAAAATAGCGGAAAGGTAATGCATGCAATAACTGATTCTGTTTCACACAATATACCTTTGATGGGTGGCATGATAGGGCTAACTAAATATATCAAAGATAAATTTCCTATATTCGATAATATTTTAGATAATCGTGATTACAATAATAAAGGAACAGACCAGGAAACATTAAATGCTAAGTTATATCCTATTTATGCAGCTCATGGAACAGAAAGTATTTTACAGCATTATATTTTAGGAATGCCAAATACCTTTCTAAGTGGTTATAGAAATTCATTTAATGATGAACCATTGGAAAATGTTAAAGAAGTCTATAGGCAGACAAATGATACATGCGGACATATTGGAGCTGCAGGATGGTACGAAGCACCTATGATAAAATTCTTAAATAGGTACGATGAATTTAAAAATGAATACAAAGAATTAGAAAAAGAATATAAACATATATTTTATTGGATAAATGAATAAGTTTGTAGTAGTAAGTGCAAATGATAATCCTGATTATTATCAATACATTCCTTTTGTTTGTAAAGCATGGAATAATTTAGGATGGAAAGTAATTTGTTTTTTAAGAGGTAATGAAAAAACTTTTGAAAGTATAATTGATAGATATAATCATTTTTTTTATTTAGAAGGAAAAAGTAAATATAGAGATGAAACATTAGTACAAGTTTCACGTTTATTTGCAGCATATTGTTTTGATGGGTTAATTATGACGGCAGATGGCGATATGATGCCTTGCTCAAGCTATTGGCAACCTAATGAAAATGAAATAACATGCTATGGACATGATTTAACTGGTTATGGTCATTATCCTATTTGTTATATTGCAATGAGTTCTGATAAATGGAAGCGAATAATGAATATTACAGATGGCGAATTAATGCCTCAAATTGAAAGTCTTTTAGATAAATACGAACAAGCTAGTAGTGATAATTGGGAACAATGGTGGCAAGTTGATCAAGATATAATAACAGAAAAACTAAAAAAAGAAAATGTAAATTCAATTTTAAGAGGTAGAGAGCAAAAGTTTGGACTTGCATTTGGAAGAATAGACAGATTTAATTGGGCAGAAACAATAAACACAGAAAATCCAATTGATGCCCACATGTTAAGACCTTTTAATTTAGATGCAGCTATAAACATATTAAGCAAAACAGAATGAGTAAATTTATTGAAAATGTAGAAGGATGGAATAATCACAGACCATTACTTTGGTGGGCTTTAAAACAAACAAAAGGACAAACAGAACCAGTTTTAGAAATGGGATGTGGTGAAGGATCAACACCTTATCTTCAACAATATCTTAAAACAGATAAACGTAAATTGATAAGCTATGATTATGATAAAGAGTGGGCAGATAAATACAATGCAATTCATATAATTGATTGGGATTCAATTAATCATGAAAAATATTCAGTTATATTAATAGATCACTCACCTGGTGAAAGAAGACATATTGATATTGAAAAATTAAAAGATAAATGTGATTACATGATTATTCATGATAGTGAACCTGCAGCATACGGATATATGTTAGATAAAATTTGGCATTTATTCCCTTACAGAAGAAATTTAATTACACAAGGTGCATGGGCAACTATTGTAAGTACAAAAAATGAAATACCTCAAATAAATATTAAAGGTTTTAATATTCAATGATCCAACTTTTAGCAACTACATACATAATAGCAAAGTTTATCCCAAAACCTATTTGGTTGCACCGTAAACCTTTTACCTGTCCTTTATGCTTAACTTATTGGAGTTTCTTAATTTATCAAATAATTTACTTTACAACTTATTTTGATTTAATTACAATTCCTTTTACCTTTGCATTGATAGCTTCACTCTTTGAACGAATAAACGATAGGTATTTATGACCGAAGAAATAAAACAGTCTTTGTTAAATTGGGAGTCAATGGGTAAAAACTATTCACCAACATTTAATTGGACTGAATTAAACGAAATAGCTATTAAATCAGGAAACAAACCTTTTAACTTAGGTTGCTCAGAATGTAGAAGACAATTACTCGATTACTTATTAGAAATAATCAAACAAAATGGAAAATAAAAAAGAATACCCTTATTACACGCAAAGTCCAGATGGAAATGCAACTTATGCAATTAATTTAGTTTCATATATAGTTTATCATGATGAATATGAAGCATATATAAAAAGAACAACTGAATTACCAAAGGAAGCTTATGATTATCCTGAAATTGAACAATCTGAATATAGAGGTAAATTAATGATAACTAAAATAGCAATGGGAATCTAATAATGGAAGAAGTAAACAATCCTCAACACTACGGAGGTAAACATAACACCTATGAAGCTATAAAAGTAATTGAAGCATGGGATTTAAACTTTCACTTAGGAAATGTAATAAAGTATATTAGCAGAGCAGGGAAAAAAGACAAAACAAAGTTAAACGAAGATTTACAAAAAGCTAAATGGTACTTAGATAGATATATAAACGAAGTATTATGAATTTAGGCAAAGACGAAAAAGGAAAATTTACTGAAAAAAATATTTGGGCTTATATAGATAAAAACTCAGGAAGACCAAGAAAGTATAATACACCCGAAGAGCTTTTACAAAAAGCATTAGAATATTTTCAATGGGCTGAAGATACTCAAAAAGGAAAATACGCTGAAGCTCACCTTAGATTATGGTTAGGTTTTTCACGTTCGAATTGGAGAGATTACAAACAAAGTCCCGAATTTTCGCACACAATGGATATAATCGACTCAATCTTAGAAGGTGACAATGAGCAAAGGTTAATGTGGGCAGGTTCTACACAGGGAGCTATATTTAAATTAAAGAATAAACACGGATGGAAGGACGAACAGCATAACAACAATACAAACCAAAATATAACCGTTGACTTCGGTAACTCTTTACACACCACACAAGAATCAAAGGATAATACATGATTCAATAAACAAAGACCCGTATAAATATTACATAATAAATATAGGTCGACAGTTTGGAAAATCATTATTAGCAACTAATCAACTATTATATTGGATTTTATCTAATAAATGCGAATGCGCATGGGTAAGTCCTGTTTATAATCAGGCAAATAAAGTATATGAGCAAATAGTAACAGCTTTTGCCAATACTCAAATAATCACTAAAAAAGATAGCCAAAAATTAAAGATAGTATTCTGTAACGGATCAATGTTACAATTCTTTTCAGCGGAGCGATACGATAACATTCGAGGATTTACTTTTGACTACTTAGTTTGTGATGAATTTGCTTTCATGGACGAAAAAGCATGGACGGAAGTATTAAGAGCAACTGTTTTGGTAAAAGGTAAAAAGGTGCTTTTGATTTCAACACCAAAAGGTAAAAACCACTTTTATAAAATGCACCAATTGGATGGCATAAATGAGCAATACAAGACTTTTACAATGACTTCGTATGATAATCCAATGATTAACCCGTCAGAAATAGATGACGCTAAATACACGCTCCCTGAA